TGACTTGTATGCAGATAAAGTTGGTCTATACAAGATGGCGCACAAGAACCATCCCAGCACCATCTGGGTTCGTTCCAGTGATGAGCATTATAATTGGATGTATAGTCTTATGCTATCACAGATGGAAGAGTATACCTATCGATATGATAAGCACCATGCTACTGAGCGTCTAATTGAACCATTGCGACTATTACCTACATCTATAGAGAATAATGGTTTTGTTGACCCGCCCATGTGTATGCCTGAATATTGCAAGAAAGATGACGTAGTGTCGTCTTATCAAAACTACTACATAGAAGAGAAATCAGACTTTGCTACATGGAAGCGCAGAGCAATGCCGGAGTGGTTTAATGCAGAGAGAGAGTTATTGGGATTACATGGGTAGGCGTTCAAGAGAAGAACGAGCTGAATATACCAAAGATTCCCTTGAGAAAAGAGTAGAAGATTTGGAACGTAAGGTAGCACTGCTTGGTGGTGATCCTCGACAATTGGAGATGGACGTATAATGCCAACATATACATTTTATAATAGTAAGACTAAAAAGCAGTGGGATGATATGATGTCAAATGATGAACGAGTGGAGTTCCTAGAGGACAATCCTCACATCAACCAAGTTCCCGGCGGGTTTGCTTTTGTTGGTGATCATATCATGGGCGTGGGCCCAAAGGTAGATGGTGGGTTCACTGAGAACATGCAACGTATTGCTGCTGCACATCCCGATTCACCTATGACTGCAAGGTTTGGTGGTAGCACACAAACCCATAAGGAAATTAAGACAAGGGACATTATTAGTAAACACGCAAAGAGAGTTGCTCGTGATGGTTTCTCTGCAAATACAAAGAAAACATTATAAGTTAGTAAAAAATACAATGCAATTTATTATAAATAGAATTGATGCAGGCGAGAAATCAAACTTCAGCACCGATGCACAGTGTCGATGGAAGCTGGGAAGTCAATCCGCCGATGCGTCAGAGAGGGGGACGGTAGTCCCTCTCTCATTTTTCAAGTGAGGACATATAATGGCTAGTGCTAAGAAAAATAAAGAAATCAATCATAACAGTCTTGTTGCAGTCAAACCCATCACTGATAATCAGAAGGTGGTGTTCGATACATTTAAGAAGGGTAGAAACCAATTCCTATTTGGTGCTGCTGGTACGGGTAAGACGTTCTGTGCGTTGTATCTTGCATTGCAAGCAGTTATGGATATGAAGACCAAATATGAGAAAGTGGTTCTAGTTCGCTCTCTTATTCCTACACGAGAGATTGGATTTCTACCGGGTGATGAGGAAGACAAGGCTGCACTCTATCAGGTGGTTTATCAGAACATGGTTCAGTTCATGTTTGAGCAACCTAACGAGCAGTCATTCAGTAATCTGTATGACCGACTCAAGGGTCAGGGAACGCTCTATTTCTTATCAACATCTTTTCTAAGAGGGTTGACATTTGATAACGCAATCATTATTGTAGATGAGTGTCAGAATATGAACTTCCATGAGCTAGATACAATCATTACTCGTGTCGGGCAGGATTCAAAGATTATGTTCTGCGGTGACTTTGATCAGACTGATTTACATAGGACAAATGAAAAAAATGGATTACATGACTTCCTTCGTATCCTTGAGGAGATGGATGAGTTTAATTGTACAGAGTTTACGATTGGCGACATCGTTAGGTCAGGGTTCGTGCGAAGCTATCTAATTAACAAAAATAAACTAGGCATAGGAATGGAATAATGAATTTAGAAAAACTCAGAGAACAACTAGAAATCGATGAAGGCGTCAAATATGAGACTTATAACGATCATCTTGGGTTTGCTACTTTTGGCGTGGGCCATTTGGTCATTGAGTCTGACCCCGAATTCGGTCAAGAAATCGGAACGCCCGTTGCTGCCGATAGAGTTGCTGAAGCCTTCGAATCGGATTGCGAAAGCGTCTTGCGAGATTGCAACATCCTTTACGAAGACTTTGATGATCTGCCAGAAGAAGCTCAACAAGTAATTTCCAATATGATGTTTAATATGGGGCGTCCAAGATTGACCAAATTTCGTGGTATGAAGCGTGGGGTGGATTCCCGTGATTGGAATGCCGCAGCAGATGAGATGGTTGATAGCGCTTGGTATCGCCAAGTAACCAATCGAGCAGATAGGCTTGTAACGAGAATGCGAAATATAGCTACCGTATGGGGCAGCTCAACTGTTAATATGGAATAGAGCATTGCTATGGTGATATGTACGGATAAAAAATATGTCTTTGTTAAAGTGTATAAAACTGGAGGAACGTCTATATATCATGAACTGAGAAAGCATTCCAAGTCCCAGAACAATCTGGGACATATGTACCACCACGGGATAATCCCTACAGGTGTTCTACAGGACTATAAGACTGCGTTGAAGTGGTACAGACTTTCTGCCGAAGGCGATGGCATCCAGGGGGATGCCTCTGCCCAGTACAATCTGGGACAGATGTACCGCAACGGATGGGGTGTTCCACAGGACGATAAGACTGCGGTTAAGTGGTACAGACTTGCTGCTGAACAAGGGGATGCCTATGCCCAGTACAATCTGGGTTTTATGTACGAAAAAGGAAAAGGTGTCCCACAGGATTATAAGACTGCTGTGAAGTGGTTCAGACTTGCTGCTGAACAGGGATACGCCTTTGCCCAGTTCAATCTGGGTGTGATGTATGAAAAAGGACGAGGTGTTTCACAGGATTATAAAACTGCGGTGAAGTGGTACAGACTTGCTGCTGAACGAGGACACGATTCTGGTGACCAGCGTCATGACGATTCTGGTGTTAAAAGAAAACACGATCATGTTAAATCCTCTTGGATCAAAGAAAATACATTTCCAGAATTAGGTTTGGATTGGGATAAATATTTTAAATTTGGCTTTGTAAGAAATCCGTGGGACAGAGAATTATCAAATTATTTTTTTAATAGTGGAAAATTAAAACCCCCAGAAGATATTTCTTTTAAAGAATGGTTAAATATTCGTTTACGAAAAAACGGATTTATTAGTTCTCATAACTCACCTCAATGTGATTATCTAACTGATGTAAATTATGTAGCAAGGTTTGAGAATTATGATGAAGAAGTTAAATATCTTTTTAATAGGATAGGTGTTCCTATGCCGCAACCACTAATGCACATTAACAAGACAGATCACAAACCTTATTATGAATACTATGATGATATAGATATAATGAAAGTTCATCAGTGGTACGAGAAAGATATCGAAATGTATAATTATGAGTTTGGTGAATAATGAAAATTTTAGTGATGGGTTTATCGGGATCAGGTAAGAGTACTTTTGCTGAACCATTGGCAAAGAGTTTATTCGCAACATGGATCAATGCAGATCAAGTAAGAGAAAATTATGATGATTGGGATTTCTCAGTAGAGGGCCGAATTAGACAATCACAAAGAATGAAGTATCTTTGTGATGGTGTCGTCATGGCTGGTGGAGTTGCAGTTGCAGACTTCATTTGCCCTACAGAAGAAACACGCAAAGAGTTTAACGCTGACTTTATAATATGGATGGACACTATTAGTGTTGGCAAGTATGAAGATACTAACAAGATGTTTTTACCCCCAGATAGGTATAATGTAAGGATTTCAAAGTGGATAGACGTAAACCAACTGTACAAATGCTTGGAAGATATCAACCATGGCATGAAGGACACAGAGAACTTTTCAAGAGAGCTCACGCAAAGACTGGCCAAGTTGCAATAATGGTTCGTGACACTGGTGAGGGATGGTTTGACCAACCCTCTATTATTGATGATCTTAAAAATCACGGATATGATTATGATGTAGATTATATCATTATGCACGTTCCCAATATTGTGAATATCACTTATGGTCGAGATGTTGGTTATAAGATTGAACAAGAACATCTAGGCAAAGACATTGAAAAGATTTCTGCAACAGAAATAAGAAATACACAAACTTAGGAGAATAGTTATTATGGAAGTTAATTATGCGTTAAATACGATATTCTTTTTGATATCGGGCGATACGCAGTGCGTATCAAGAATTTATGAGTAAGTAGGGGTAATAAAAATGTTTAAACATGTACCAGTGAAGTTGCAACCTATAACGGCAACAAACCTAGACGGTGTACGACTATACGCTACACCAGAGGGTAACAATTACCCATCAATCACAACAGTCCTATCAGTGCGTAACAAAAAGGGGCTGATGGAGTGGCGTAAGAGGGTTGGTGAGGAAGTTGCTAATCACATATCAAGAACTGCTGCTGCAAGAGGCACAAAAGTTCATCATATGTGTGAAGACTACCTCAACAATAAATATTTAGACTGGCCAGAGGAGTGGAAAGAACATAAGAAGAATTTTCTTCCATACTGTATCTTCAGTCAGCTAAGAGAAAAGGCACTATGTAATATAGATAATATCTACGCACAAGAAGCAGGACTCTATAGTGATAAATATAGAGTAGCAGGTAGGGTTGATTGTATTGCTGATTACAAAGGTGTACCGTCTATTATTGATTTCAAGACATCAACCAAAGAGCGCAAAGATGAATGGAATGAAAGTTATTACATTCAATGCTCAGCATATGCAGAGATGTTTGAGGAACGTACAGGCACACAAATCTCACAGATAGTAATTTTGGTGGTAACAGAGGATGGAACAGTCCAAGAATTTATAAAAGAAAAGTATGACTACCTAGATGCTTTAGTAGAAACAATTGCAGAATGGAACAACCAACGAAAAGCTTTTCATTAGAAAACATAAGATAAAAAGGTACTTGATTTTTTAGTTTCTATGTGTTATAAATAGAGTACAATTTGATGATGCGAATTGAAAACAGAACTGGACGGGGGTGCGATACCCCCCGCCTCCACCAAAAGGAGATTATTATGGTGATAGAATTATCAGGAGATTCAGATGAAGAATCCTCTAGTAAAAAAAATATCTGTAGCAATGTTTAGATTATATATTGCGTGGAGCATATGTGCTGACGTTATGTTAATTACTGGTATTGTTGCCCTGTTACTTGGTTTCGGTAAAATCTCTTTTTGATGGGGGCGAAATAGGATCGACAGGCTGGAATAGATAAGTGGAGAATTGTCGGATGACTCCGTTATTGGTCAAATTAGTAAATGCAAATGATAATATTGCATCTCAAGATTTCGCTCTAGCAGCGTAATTGGATAGGGTTTCGGTGGGTTTCCTAGTAACAGAATAACCCACCACTTTATTCAAAAAGGGTATTGACAAATAGCTATCATCGTGTTATACTCTGTAAATAATGTCACTGATGAGTTTGTGAAATTCAAACGAAACACTTTGTGTCTGACAATATTGTCAAAAACATCATCTTGAAAGGATGAATTACTACATGACTATGACTACAACTACGAAGGCAACTAAGGTTATTGCCGCTCTCGAAAACGGTACTGAACTTACTGCGAAACAAATCAGCGCACGATATGGCGTCAAGAACGCTCGCGCTTTGGTTAGTTCCCTTCGTATGCAGGGATACCCTGTATATCTCAACAAGCGGGTCAGCTCGTTTGATGGACAGACCTACAGCAAGTACCGTTTGGGTACTGCACCACGTTCTGTGGTTGCTGCTGGATATCGTGCTATTGCACAGGGTGTCTAACTAAATACCACTACTAATGGGTGATGCCATAATACATCCGCGAGGGGCCCACGGTTAGCCCCTCAACTTTTAAAAGGAGACTAAAACAAATGAAGAAACTAATTATCGGAGTTGTACTAGCAACTTGTATTTCGAGTGTTGCTATGGCAGAAGAGAAGAAAGTTTCATCCGTTCTACCTAAAATTGACATGTCCTTTGTGACTGATACTGAGCGTAATGTAACTCAGGAAACCACCTCTACAAAATTTGGTGTGGTTGCTGGAATTAAGGGATTTGATCTGTCAGTTAAACCATCGTTTAGCTGGGACGA